TTGGCAATAGAAGCAGACCTCAGAAAGCAAAAGCGTGAGCACGAACACAGACAGATGGAAATAAAACAGAAGATCATAGAGTGGGGCGCTGGGTTTGTAATCTTTGTGCTATGTGTAGGTGCACTGTTTGGGTTTGTATGGTTAGGGACTAGATAATATGGCAAAGACGCTAACAGAAAAACAACAGAAATTCTTGGAGGTACTTTTTGATGAGGCTGGTGGAGATGCTTGTCAAGCTAAAAAATTGGCTGGCTACAGTGACACTACCTCTACCACATTTATTGTGGAATCCCTCAAGGATGAGATTACCGATAAGACACGTAGTTATTTTGCCCGTACCGCACCTAAAGCTGCTATGGCTATGGTTGGTGCTCTTTATGACCCGACAGAGTTAGGCATACGTGATAAAATGACAGCAGCGAAAGATTTACTTGATCGTGCTGGGCTTGGTAAAGTAGAGAGAGTGGACGTTACTACAGGAGGTGGTGTCTTCTATTTACCAGCTAAAGAAGGAAAGAATGAATAAGGATAGGGACTTAGGTTATTGGGAATTACCAAAACCACCTAAAGGAAAAGAAAAAGAATGGCATCCAGTAGCTAGGGCATCTAAGATACATGTACCCTTTGGCTATTATGTTGACCCAGAAAATGACAGACTACTCTTACCAATACCTGAAGAGTTAGAGGCGCTAGAGATAGCGAAGAGACACTTAAAACAATATACTTACCGTGATGTCGCTATTTGGTTGACAAAACAGACAGGAAGGTATATAAGTCACATGGGTTTAAAAAAGAGAGTAGACATTGAGTACAAACGTAAGAAAGCAGCTACAATTAAACGCAAGCTTGCCAAGCGCCTCGAAGAAACGCTCGCGCAAATCAAGGAGCTTGAAGAAAACCGTATCGGAGCCTACACCGAAAGTTGAAGCTGAGGTAGTTCCAGCACAAGTAGTAGCTGAATCGTATGACGTAGAAGAAGCACAGAACGTTGTATTTAAACCTAACCCTGGACCCCAGACACACTTCTTAAGTGCATCAGAAAGAGAAGTGTTATACGGTGGGGCAGCAGGTGGTGGCAAGTCATATGCAATGCTTGCTGATCCGTTACATGGTTTAAACGATCCTAACTTTAGTGGGTTGCTTGTACGTCACACTACAGAAGAACTAAGGGAGCTTATACAGAAGTCACAGGAGTTATACCCTCGTGCAGTACCGGGTATTAAATGGTCAGAACGTAAGTCTCAATGGATCTCTCCTAGAGGGGGTAGACTATGGATGTCATACCTTGACAAAGACATGGACGTTACTCGCTACCAAGGTCAGGCATTTAATTGGATTGGATTCGATGAACTTACTCAATGGCCTACACCTTATGCATGGGATTATATGAGAAGCCGCTTAAGGTCTGCCTTTTCTAATGACTTAGGTTTGTACATGAGAGCTACAACTAACCCTGGTGGAAATGGGCATTCATGGGTTAAGAAGATGTTTGTAGACCCAGCGCCTCATGGTCAACCTTTTTGGGCTACTAATATAGAAACAGGTGAAACTATTAAGTACCCTGCAGGTCACAGTAGAGCAGGTTCACCTTTATTTAAACGTAGGTTTATACCTGCTAGTTTGTTTGACAACCCTTACTTATCTGAGACAGGTGACTATGAAGCTATGCTTCTATCACTACCAGAGCATCAACGTAAGCAGTTACTAGAAGGTAATTGGGATGTTAATGAGGGTGCAGCGTTTCCTGAGTGGGACAGATCTATACACGTAGTAGAACCATTCAAGATACCTGCAAGTTGGACAAAGTTTAGAGCGTGTGACTATGGCTACGGTAGTTATACAGGTGTAGTCTGGTTAGCGGTAACACCAACAGAGCAACTTGTAGTATATAGAGAAATGTACTGCTCTAAGGTTACAGCTACAGATTTAGCTGATATGATACTTGACATTGAAGCAGAAGATGGTACAATAAGATACGGCGTTTTGGATAGCTCTCTATGGCACAAGCGTGGTGACACTGGACCCTCACTAGCTGAGCAAATGATAGCTAAGGGTTGTAGGTGGCGTCCCTCAGATAGATCAAGAGGGTCTAGGGTAGCAGGTAAAAACGAATTACATAGAAGACTACAGGTAGATGAATTTACAAATGAACCTAGACTTGTGTTCTTTAATACTTGTACAAACATAATATCTCAACTACCGTCTATACCTTTAGATAAAAGAAATCCAGAGGATGTAGATACAAATGCAGAGGACCACCTGTATGACGCTCTTAGATACGGCGTAATGACTAGACCTCGCAGTTCACTATGGGACTACAACCCAGCAACAGCACGTACTGGCTTTCAAGCTAGTGATGCAAGATTTGGATACTGAGTATGGCAGAAATAGACGATCTTTCATTCGAGACAGATGAAGTGGTAGCAGTAGAGGATCAAGATGATGAGATCCTTGAGGATGCCTCAAGTGTAGTATCCTTTGTTCATTCACGCTACAAAAGGGCAGAAGACTCTAGGCTAGAAGATGAACAGCGTTGGCTTAGAGCTTATAAAAACTACCGTGGTATATATGGACCTGAAGTAAAATTTACAGATACAGAAAAGTCTCGTGTATTTGTAAAGGTCACTAAGACTAAAACTCTAGCTGCATATGGACAAATTGTCGAGGTCCTGTTTGGTAACAATAAGTTTCCTCTGACAGTAAATCCTTCTGTACTGCCCGATGGTGTATCAGAAGCTGTGCACATTAATATAGATCCTAATGCTGAACAGGCAGGGGATGCACTAAGGGGCTTGATGGAAGACAAACCATCAGAGCCTTTTGTTTTAGGGCCAGACACAGATTTAAAACCAGGTGAAACTTTAGCAGACTTAAGAAGTAGACTTGGACCTGTTAAGACTAAACTTGCAGCAGTATCAGATAAAATAGTAGAGGGTGAAGGTACGACACCTACTACCATTACTTTCCATCCTGCAGTAGTTGCAGCTAAGAAGATGGAAAAGAAAATACATGATCAGCTACTAGAGTCAAACGCTAACATACACCTGAGAAGTATGGCATTTGAGATGGCACTTCTAGGTACTGGTGTAATGAAGGGACCATTTGCTTTTGACAAAGAGTACCCCAGATGGAATGATCAGGGTGAGTATGACCCTTTAGTTAAAACTGTACCTAGCACTAGCCATGTTTCTGTTTGGGACTTTTACCCTGACCCAGAAGCAAAGAGCATGGATGATGCAGAGTATGTAGTAGAGCGTCACAGAATGTCTCGCACTGAGTTGCGTTCTCTGAAGAACCGCCCTTACTTTATGGACGATGCCGTAGAGAAAGCTATTGACAAAGGCCCAGACTATGATCAGAAGTATTGGGAAATGGCAATGAAGGATAACGACACACAGCCTATCACTGAGCGCTGGGAAGTGTTGGAGTTCTGGGGATACGTAGATACAGAGATACTAGAAGAGAATGGCGTAGATATTCCCAAAGAGTTAAAAGACTTAGATGAGATTAGTTGTAACATTTGGGTCTGTAATGGAGAAGTAATGCGGTTTGTACTTAACCCATTCAAGCCAGCCAACATACCTTACTATAGTGTACCATACGAACACAACCCTTATTCATTCTTTGGTGTGGGTATTGCAGAGAACATGGACGATACTCAAACCCTAATGAATGGCTTTATGCGTATGGCTATTGATAACGCTGCACTTTCGGGTAACCTTATCATTGAGGTAGATGAAACTAACATGGTTCCAGGTCAAGACCTTTCTGTGTATCCAGGTAAGGTTTTCCGTAGACAAGGCGGTGCACCAGGTCAAAGCATCTTTGGCACTAAGTTTCCCAATGTTGCAGGTGAGAACATGCAGCTATTTGATAAAGCGAGGGTACTAGCAGATGAAAGCACAGGCTTCCCATCTTTTGCACACGGACAGACAGGGGTTTCAGGAGTGGGAAGGACTGCTTCTGGGATTAGTATGCTTATGTCTGCAGCTAACGGCAGCATTAGAAATGTTGTTAAGAATGTAGATGATTACTTGTTAAGACCTATGGGTAAGGCTTTCTTTGCATTTAACATGCAGTTTGACTTTGACCCTGACATTAAGGGTGACTTAGAGGTTAATGCATCTGGTACAGAAAGCTTGATGGCTAATGAGGTTAGATCCCAGCGCCTAATGCAATTCCTACAAGTAACACAAAATCCAACACTTGCACCTTTTGCTAAGATGGATTACATTATACGTGAGATTGCAAAGAGCATGGAGCTTGACCCTGACAAGGTTACTAACTCTATGGCTGACGCAGCAATACAAGCTGAGATCTTAAAGGGCTTCATGGCTCAACAACAACCTCAAGCAGGTCAGGCAGTACCATCACCTGAAGGTCAAGGGCCACAGGGAGTACAAGATATGACAGGTGGAGGGGGATCACAGATAGGCGTAGGTACTCCACCTGCACCAGGTGAACAAGGTTTTACAGGTAATGTCGCTTAAACAATTAGTAAACAATAAAGAACTATATGATGAGTTCTTGAAGCACTTAGATGACTTAGTGTATTTACAGTACAAAACAATAGAGCGAGCTAATGAGCCTGTTGAACTATATAGAGCGCAAGGTGCTATCAGTACTTTGAAGAAGCTAAAGATGCTACGGGAGTCAGTCAATGGCGGCAGATAAGTTAGATACGCAAACACAAGATCTGTTTACCTCTCGCCAATCATTCACTGATGCTGAAGGCAGACGTAGACGTGCACCTAAAGAAAGAGAAGGTATAACGCTTGAAGATGCTGCCACCTTTGTTGCTTCTGCTACACCTATCATTGGTGATGCTATGGCAGCTAAAGAAGTTTATGATGAACTACAAAAAGATGAGCCTAATTACTTACTAGCAGGTGCGCTGGGTGGCGCTGCATTAGTTGGGTTAATACCAGGATTAGGTGATGCTGCTGCAGCCGGAATACGTAGAGGTGCTAAGATGGCACTTGATACAGCTAAGCGTGTAGAGATTGACCCAAATACGTTGGGTACTATGGGTGGTAACATTAGGTTAAATCCTAAAGCTGACGTTGTTGATACTACAAAGCCTAGCGTAGAAGCAGCAGGTCTAACAGACGAGGCTATTGATTCTTGGCGTAAAGCTAACGCTACATCAGAAGATTTCCGTAAAGCTTTAAAGGGTAGAAACCAAGAACTTCAAGATTTAGCTAACAAGATTGATGATCCAGACAGCCCCATAACAGTAGACGACTATCGTGCAAGAGCCGATGAAATACGTCCTATTCGTAAAGTAACAGATGTACCTAAGCCAGCAACATATAAAGAAGTTGTTAGCGCCCTAAACGCAGGTAAACGTAATAAGCCTATTATTGGTCTTAATGCTGAGATACCTGAAGGAGATGTTATCACAGCACGTTTGGATATTGATGCTTATACAGACTATGATGTTTGGGTTCCTACTCTTACACATCCAGAATTAAAAACTGTATATAAACCTACAGTAGTAATGAAAGATGTAACCTTTATTGATGAAACCAGTTCAGCAGTAAAGAAAGCAAAAGGTGTTGCACAGGGTAGACCTAAAGCACCCTTTGCTGTAATGACAGGTAAATATCAAAACATAAGTAATGATGAAGCCTACGATTATGCAACATCTGTGTTTGATAGTGATGAATGGGTACAGGCAGGTTATGACCCCACAAAGCGTGGCTTCTTCTACGATAGGGCAGACGGTCAGCCTATCCTAGCAGGTGAGGAAGTGGTACAGGTAGGACACTTGGTGCTTGTAAAGAATGCAACAAAGGGTGATTCAAAAGCTTTTGGTTTTAATGAGGGCGGTATGACAGTAGACAATCAAACAGATGTAATATTTAAGTCTGTCCGTAGTTATGCAGAAGGCGGCGAAGTAGTAGACCCCGTATCAGGAAATGAAGTGCCGCCTGGTTCTCTACCAGAAGAAGTACGTGATGACATTGATGCCCGTCTAAGTGAAGGTGAATATGTAGTACCTGCTGATGTAGTAAGATACTATGGCGTCAAGTTCTTTGAAGACTTACGCACTAAGGCTAAATCAGGTTTAGAGAAGATGGATGAAGAAGGCCGCATAGGAGGTGAACCTATAGGCATGGAGGTCATTGAACCTGAAGATGATTTCCCCTTTGATGTATCTGAATTACAAACAACAGAAGATATACAAGGTTTCG